TGGCTCCCATGACTCTACGCGGCAGTCAAAACGCCTCTACGGGCAAGCCAGGCGGGTCTTTGACCCCACCCAAACAAAAGACCCCCGGTGCTGGGGGTCTTGCTCACCAACCTTTAAATCTTTCGGTTTAGAGGTCAGAGATGACGATGCGCTGGGCTCCGTTAGGATTACCCACCGAGGTTCCAACAATCCACGAAGCGGAGATGCTGGAGAGACCCTTCGTCCAATCATACCAAGAGCGCAGAGCGAAGGCGAATTGGGAATCGGGGTCTTGAACGGAAATCTGTTCGCCACCGCCCGTGGTCGGAGCCGCCGGGGTGCGGGTCACGATTACATGGCCTTCGCGACAGCCAGCGATACCATTGAGGTGTTCGCCAGAGGGGGCAGCAGAGAAGCCGTTGTATTCGTAGATGTCGATACCATGGAGACGACCAACCTTGCCGTCACGGATGACGGAGGTGTCACCGATGGACAGATACTGAGCAACGCTTGGGTCTTGGAGCAACTGACCGAAAGCGCCAGGACTCAAGAGCATCGAACGGTCGTTATAAGGCAGGTTGCCGAGGGTTAGGTTCGTGGAGACATTCGCGACAGCGGTGCGATTGAAGTTGCTCTTGTTGCCGGAGTAAGCAACGCCAGAGAAATTCGCAACAGTCGTTTTAGCAAGGACGGCATCGAACAGGGACTTCACGGTGGCGTTTGCCATCGGAGCGATGAACACCCGGCGAAGCATGTCGAGGGAAATCGTGGCGACTTCCGTATCGGTGAACGAAGCAGACACATAATTGTGGTCAGCAAGCGTGATAGCGACATCGGTAGAATTAGCATCCGAAGGAACGAAACCCGTTGCCCGGTCGTAGGTCGAAGCCGTGAAAGAGTTAGCGAAACGGGTGTGGACTACCTGTCCCTTTTCGGCAACATATGCCGAGAAGTCGGTGGTGACAATTTTGTTCAACGGCGCGAGAACCGGAACGAGGGTGCGGAGGGTTTCGGCCGCAACAAACTGCGGAGCCAAGCCCTGGTTGAGAACGGAGTTGCTCATGGATTATATTGGGAGATTATGGGTGGGAAAATTATTTGATGCCCAGATGGGCAACAATCGAAGCGCGATTCTTGTTATAGAAAGCGAGTTTCTGGGCAGGGTCTTTCATGGAACAGTATTCGCTCCAAACTTCATCGGGGGTCTTTGCGCTGGCGGCATCGGCGGCAGAGATTTCAACCGGGGCGACACCAACAGAGGCGGCGATGCTCGCGGCCTTCTTGCCAACGGATTCAATCTGGGTGGCGGCTTGCTTCTTGAGTTCCTCGGATTCGGCAAGTGCCTTGGTCAATTCCTCAATCTTCGCGGCGGCAGATTCGCTTTCAGCAAGGACGGCGGCATTGGCTTCCAACTTTTCGCAAGCGATGGCGTATTCGGAAGCAAGAGTGTCATTCTTGGCCTTTAGTTCGGCAATCTCACCAGCGAAAGCAGACGCTTCACCGGACTTGGAGGTAAACGCCATCTTTAGCGCCTTCAGAGATTCTTCGAGGGTCATCGTTTGGAGAGTTGAACCTACGCGGCAGTCAAGCAATTCGCTTGGCTCGGTTTTTCTTAACGCCTTTCGGGTCGTGCTTGGAATCAGTATCAACAGCCTTTTCCCCAGCATCGTCCTCGGACTCGGCATCCTCTTTGGATTCCTTTAGGTTGGGGTCATTGTCCGGGTCATAGTCGGGGTCATCTGGGTCGGACGGGTCTCCCTTGCCTTCCGGCTGGGGTTCAATGCCATCATCTTTACCTTCACCCTTTTCTTCGGGTTCCTCATCGCCTTCATCATCGGCTTCGGCATCAGCCTTATCCATCGGTTTCTTGGCGGCGGTGGCCTTAAGGACATCAGCCTTTACCCCAGCGAGAGCGCGGGAGGAAGCCATGTGGCGGTCATTGTCATCTTCGTCACCTTCCTCCCCTTCGTAGCCTTCCGGAATGGAACCTTCGTTTTCGTTTTCCTCGTTTTCCTCATCGGCTTCAATTTGCTTGGCAACTCCAGCATCAAGGGATTCCATCAACTCGTCAAAGCCGTTGACCAAGGAGGTGCATAGACCAGCCTCGGCTCCGCGCTTGCCGGAAAACATCTGACCCTCCATCGAGGAATCTTCAACAAAGGAACGAACGCTTTTGACGGCGGCCTTGAAGTCTGCCCAGATGTCTAGGACTTCGTCTTGAAGCATCTTGCGTTGGTTATCATCAAGACTCGTGCCAGAAATCCCGGCCCCTTTATAAATCCCGGCTTTGATTACATCCATTTTTACGCCTTCCATTTTGTAGGCTTCGGAGCAATCTGGGTAAGCGATAAAGACTCCCACGGAACCAATCGAAGATGACGGGGTTGCGTAGAAGGACGATGCTTGGCTCCCGAGCCAATAGGCGGCAGAGCAACATTCCGAGGAGGTAAATGAGATAACTTCCTTTGAGCAATTCTTGATGCGGTTTGCCAATTCGGGGACACCTACGCTAGTGCCACCTGGGGAATCAATCTCAAGGATGATGGTCTTGATGGAAGCATCGCGTTCACAATCCTCAAGCATCTCCTCAACATCATTAATGTCACAACATCCACACAGGCTTTCGAGCATCGAAACATCCCGACCGATGATTCCTTTGATTGGGATGACGGCAAACGGGGGAAACTTTTTTAGGGAAGGCTTCTGACCAAAGATGGCAGAAAGCATTTCTCCCATGTCGGAAATCTTGGCATCCATCGGCATATCCATGCCGGAGACGCGAGACAGGTATGCTTCAGCCTGTGCTGGCTGAATCAATAGGGGTCGCTGGCCCTTGAAATCTTTGGATAAGGTGCGCATAAAATTATTGCTTGGGGGCGTTGGGGAATGGGGTAAATGATTTAGCCGTGGGGATGGCAGGGGTTTGTGATGGGTTTTCCTGCTCATGCAGAGCAAGGTCGATGTCCGTTGGGTTGTTGGACGGCTGGTAAAGCATGGACACCGGAACATCAAATTCCTTGGCGGTATCAATTAAAAGTTTCGCATCGGCGGCTCGGCGGCGGGTTTCCTCTCTCATGTCCATTCCGTTTTCAGCGAAGTGGTCAGAGAGCGTCTTGAGTCCCATCGCAATGTCTTTCTGGTTCGCAGATGCTTCGCGTCCGGCATCAACTGTGACGCGGCGTGGCGTGACCCAATTCACCTTGTTCCAATTATCATTCGGAGGAAGGTCACCATTTGCGATAGCGTTGCCGATGACATATCCCCAGATTGGAGTGAGCATCCGCGTAATCATCATGTGCTGACGCGCTCCAAATTGACGCTCGGCCTTGCTTACCACTAATCGAATGGCTGAACCACCGATGCCATTCGGGTCGGCTGTAAATTGATAGGGAAGCACTCCGGCAGTAGAATCCTTCTGGAGATGGTCTATAAATCCGCAAAAACTGCTGTTGGGTCTTTGGCTTTGGAAGGAATCTAGTTTTTCTCCAGGGGCCAGAGATAAAATTTTCCCACCAATGAACGAACCAACCTGCTCCGGGTTATCATAAACGCCATTCGGATAATCCTGTGGACGCATCCCGAAGGCTTCGAAGTCGCTGGTGCTTCCATCGAATTGCGGATTTTCGCGAGTGATAGTGCGTGTAATGTCCCCCGAGGTTTTAACTGCGACCTTCTCGAGCGAAAGGATTTCTAGGATGTCGATGAGATTATTCAACGAATGTTGAAGGGGACTGTAAGCGCGCGCTCCGGTCACATTCTCTGGGTGATGCACATGAAGCATCGAGTTAGACGGCACAAGGCGAGTGCTTCCATCAGAGCGAATGACATTATATCCTACCACCGCACCGAAGGAATTGAACATGATTCCATCCCACATTCCCTCGACCATACCAATGGCAGACGCGGAAGCACCAATGCGATGGCTTTCGATAAGTTGAATCTTCGCAACCTTGTCGGAGGAAAATGTCTTGAGGACGAAAATCTCCCCATCGACATCAACCTTTCGGCAAGCCAACTGCTGACATTCCCAGAAATTGAATCGTCCGGTGATGTCGCAAGGCTTATTGGCCCAATCAAGGAAATATGCTTCGGAGGCATCATCCCACATAACTTCGCCAGAAGCGGCTTGTGGGCGAATCCCGTCACCAATGGAATAAATC